GTTAACCCCAATTCGATAACCCTTTACTTCGAGATGTTAGAATACGGTTTTTACCAAGACCGCGGGGTTAGGGGTGTCAAGTCGGGACGTAGTTTAAGCGACTTCCAATTTGGCACGGGAACGGGAATAAAAGGCGGGTTAACCAAAGGCATAAAAGAATGGGTTAAACGTAAAGGGTTAAAGTTCCGCGACAAGCGAGGAAAGTTTATTTCCTACGATATGACTGCCCAATTTATTATAAGGTCTATTTGGAATAGGGGAATAAAACCGAGTATGTTTTTTACACGACCTTTTGAACAAGCATTTAAGAATTTACCCGACGAAATGGTAGAACTTTACGGATTAGAAGCCGAAGAATTATTTGACACAATAATGAAAGAAAATTTTAAGAATTATGGCGATTAACAGAATATTTGCACGAAGCCCCTACATTATAGAAATTAACCAACCTACCCAAGAAGGTAGCAAGGTAGAATTATACATATATCAAAACGGAAACCCGCCCCCAATAGCACCAAGTTACACGTTGGAGAAACTGATTCCTGCAAGTAACAACACCCAAACCCTTTACAATATTTCGCCCTACTTATTAGAGTATATAGAACACACGACTTTTAATAATAACTACGCCACAGATGAAGGTTTACTAAACGTAAACGAATACATATTAGTAGACGTTAAAGAATATTGGTTAGACCCCTTTACGCAATCCTATGTACTTTTAGGAACTACAACCTATTGGGCATACGATGGATTCGGTTATTATTCGCAAGGTTACAACCCAAGCCATATATTTACAATGCCCGTACACCTTGACAAAAAAGACTATTACTTTTGGAGCGACGCAAACAATAACCCATTGTTAAATAGCCTTGAACGGGCGGGTACTTTTACGGCATATTTAGAAACCCATTGGACGGTAAAATACACGCAGTTACAAACGGGTTTGTTTTGGCAGTATTCAATTACGGGTGGAAATTCTATGTACAATCTTTACCGAGTTCGACCAAGTTATTATCTTACGGGAAACAAGGTAGAAATATTTAACGGAGCGCAATTACTTTGGACTGCTACTTTTAATCCAATCGAAGAATGTAAATACGATGTTCAAGTAGTGGACTTCATTAATATGTACGGGGCTTGGCAAAGGGAGTTTTTCTTCAAGGCATCTTACGAAAGTTTGGAAACTTCTACAACCGAGTTTAATTTAATGCAAGAAATGGGATTGTTTGGAAGTTGGGACACCCAAGCCAACCAAAGACAAACCTTCAACACGAACGGAATAATTAGCTACCGAGTTAACACGGGTTGGGTAGACGAATCCTTTTCTTCTAATCTTCAGCAATTAATGTTAAGCGAAAGAATCTTATTGAATAACGAACCCGTCAAATTAAAGACGAAAGGAATCGACAAACAAAAGAGCATTAACAACCATATGATAAATTACGTTTTGGAGTTCGAGCAAAGTAACGACTTAATTAATAACGTTATCTAATGAAAAGACAAGTACGTGTTTTTGTAGAAGGTCAACAACTTGACCTATTTAACGACGAAGTAATAGAAGTAACTTCTACGATTCAAAACATACAAGACATAAGCAAAACGTTTACCGACTTTTCGCAGTCGTTTACGATTCCTACAAGCCCAAAGAATAACGCTATTTGGGAATACTTCTACGAGAACGCCTTGAATAGTTCTATTAACTACCAAGAACGTTTAGACGGGTACATAGAAATAGATATGACTTTTTTTCGTAGGGGCAAAATCCAAATGGAAAAGAGCCAACTAAAAAACGGGCAACCCGACTCCTATACGATTACTTTTTATGGAGACGTTACAACCCTTAAAGACCTTGTAGGTGAAGACCTATTAAGCGATCTTGACTACACCCCAATAAACCATACCTATAGTTTTGCAGAAGTCTACCAAAGAGTAACTAACGGGGCTATTGATTGGGACGTATGCTACCCGCTAATTACTTCGAATCGTATTTGGGAATACGGCGCAGTTCAACCAACTGCAACCCTTCCTAATTGGTTACCTTTTGTTAATATTCCTATGAACACTAACGACATAAGGACGAACCAAGGGGCAATAGACTACAGAGAACTATTCCCTGCCGTTAGGGTAGCTTCTTTGTTTAATTTAATTGAAAATAGATACGGAGTAAATTTTACGGGTACTTTTTTAAGCGACCCGAAGTTTACGCAATCTTATCTTTGGTTTAAAAATAGAAACAACTTTACGTTTAATAGCCAACCCGAAAATATTACTTTAAATAGTTTTGTCGGTGGTGGTGGGTTTGGGACTTACAACCTTATGCCTTATGTAGACATACCAAATAGTACGGTAACTTTAAACTACTTAAACGGGGTTTTATTTCATAATATTGTTTTAAACGTAAACACAAACTCAAACCCTGCCGTTAATTTTTACATAGATGTTTATCGAAACGGAATCCTTTACACCACAATAAACGGATTAGGATTTACAACCAACGGAAATTTACAAGGGATTCCAAACGTTCAAGGATTAAACGACGTGTACACCTTTCAAGTTCGAAGCGACGTTGGTTTAAGCATTGATTTTTTATTAACGTACCAAGTTGATTATTATGCTCCATTGTATGTTAACGATTATGTAGACTATCTAACTAATAATATAACCACCGCCGCGACTACTAACCTATCTTGGTTAGCCCCAACGATGAAGGTACAAGATTTCATAACGGGAATCCTAAAAGAATACAACCTAACTTGTTACGGAACTGCGCCCAATACTTACGAACTTATGCCGTTGGACGATTGGTATTCAGCGGGGGCAATTATCGACATAACTAAATTCACGGACAAAACCGAAATAGGAATAGACCGCGTAAAGTTATACAAAAAGATTGCGTTTAAATATCAGCAGTCAAATAGCTTTATGAACAAAGCCTTTTTTGACCAAGCGTTAAGGGAATACGGAAACACGGAATATCAATACCCATACGACGGCGGGGAATTTAATATAGAACTTCCTTTTGAGAATTTACTATTTAATCAATTCTTTGAATTAGGAAACCCAACGGGGCTTCAAGTAGGGTACTCATTAGACAATGCGTTTGCGCCTTACATACCTAAGCCTTGTTTACTTTACAAATTTGGTTCGGTGACATTACCGCACCATATCCATTACACCGATGGAACGGGACACGTTACCAACCCCGACTATGTAATGTTTGGTCAAGACTTGCAAGTTTTAGGAATTGATTACTCTTTGAACTTTGCGCCTGAAACTTCTACCTATTGGTTACAAGTTATTAACCAATCAATGTTCGCAACTTACTATTTTCCGTACTTAACGAATTTGTTTAATCCTAAAAACAGATTGACCACAATTAAGGCGAATCTTCCTACAAGTTTACTTACAAGTCTACAATTAAACGATAGGTTAGTTATCCGAGACAAACGATACCTAATCAATCAGATGAAAACAAATATGGTAACCGGTGAAACTACGTTCGAACTACTTAACGACTTTATGCCTATTAGCCCAATAAGAACTATTCAAGTAGGCTACGAAGAAACGAATATAGAAATAGGTATTAATCTTCCTAATATGGCCTACAAGGCTACGTTTTCAAGTGGGCAAAGTGACGTTCTAATTGACCCGTTAGAAATAACCAAAAGCCAAGTAATTAATATTACTTTAAGTGTTGACCAAGTAACGACCATATTCGTAGTTTACGATTTAAACAACGGAGAAACGCAAGACGAAACTATTAACATAATAAGGCAAACGCGATGAACTATTTAAATACGATAATCCAACTTTTGCAAATAGATGAATTCGTAAATAAACACGAAACAATAGAAATAGCGAAGGGAAAATACAAACTACATACGTCGGTTAAAGGAGCGTACAAACAAGCCAAAAGAGAGTTAATTATAAAAAGACAAAACCAATGGCAGAAAAGCGACAAATAGAAGTTGAAATAAAAGATAACGTAAAGTCTTTAAAGTCTCAGTATAGGGAAGCGTTAGCAGAACTTCAAAAAGTTACAGAACAATACGGGGCAACTTCTGAAGAAGCGGTAAAAGCCGCCAAGGCAGCTGCCGAATTAAAAGACCAAATAGAAGACTCCAAAAACTTAGTCGATGCATTTAACCCCGACGCAAAGTTTAACGCTTTGTCGGGTTCGATTGGGGGCGCACTAAACGCTTTCCAAGCATACGAAGGGGCGATGGGTTTAATCGGTGTTCAATCGGAGAACCTACAAAAAACAATGGTACGAATCCAAAGCGCAATGGCATTAAGCCAAGGTTTACAAGGCGTAATGGAAGCGAAAGACCAATTCAAAAACTTGGGTACGGTGTTAAGCCAAACCGCAGTAGGTCAAGGATTATTAACCGCCGCAACCGCCGCTTATAGGTTTGTACAAACGGGAAGTTTTAAAGCGACCAAAGAAAACATTGTAGCCAAGCAAACGGAAACGGTAGCGACCAAGGCGCAAACAACCGCCCAAACGGGGTTAACTACTGCTACTTCTGTTGGAAGTATTGCGTTAAAAGCCTTTCGAGCCGCATTAATTTCCACGGGAATAGGTGTCTTAATAGCGGGGGTTGGTTATTTGATTTCCAACCTTGACAAATTAAGCGATGCGTTTAGTTACGTAGGTGGTAAGATAGCCGAGTTTACAGATTGGATTGGACTAACGGACGGGGCTTCCGAACAAATGTCTGAAAACGACAAGAAGCGAACAAACCAACAGATAGCTAACATAGATAGGGAAATAGCAAAAGCCCGACAACGAATGGCAGTTAGGGAAGAATCCTTTAACACCGAAGACCAAGCGTTTAATCGCCAAATAAGTTTAGCCAAAGCACAAGGAAAAAATACCACAGACCTTGAAAGAGCGCGACTTAAAGCGTCTATTCAATACCGAAAAGACTTGGTAAAGGAAAACGAAGGCATCGTTAAGCAAACGAAACTACAATACGACCTTTTTAAAAGTACTTTACGAAAAGGCGAAGGTTCTACCGTGTTTGGGTCTAAAGAAGAAATCGCGAGACTAAATGAACTTTGGTCTACCATTGAAAAAAGTACTAAAGATTTAGCGACTTCCAAAAATGATTTAGCCAACGCGAACAATGACCTAAAAGTATTCGAAGCGGATTTAGCACGGACACAAAAAGAACAAGCCGCCCAACAAGCAAAGAATAGTAACACAACTACAAAAACTACTATAAGCAATAACCAAAAAGTAGTTAAGGATACCAAAGCGGCGAACAAGGAAATAATAGATAATATAAACAAAACCCAAGACGAAGAAGCGAAGATACGCAAGGAGAAAATTAACCAAGACTTGGCGTTATTAGAAGAAGGGATAGACAAGGAGAAACAAGCCCGTAATAATGCGTTTGTAGAATTTAGGGACAACTTCCTAAAAGAACAAAACAAAGCGGAACGGGAAGCCTTAGATAAAAAATTTATCGACGGAAAAATAAACCGCACTAAATACGAAGAAGAACTAAAGAATCTTCAACTTAACTACGCAAAAAACCTAACTGAAGAAGAAGCCGCTATTTTAAAAACCGCTGAAGAAGTCTTACAAAAAGACCTTAAAGCAATAGATGACAAGTACAAAGAAGTCGAACTAAACGCTATTAACGAAGCTAATAAAAATAAGTTAGCCAAAGAACAAGAATTCCAAGCGACGATTGAAGGAATAGACGAACAAAACTTCCAAAAACGAACCGAAAAACAATTAGGCGCACAAGGTTACGAACTTGAGTTGGTACGCCAAAAATACTTCGAGTTGGAAGAGTTAGCAAAAGGAAACGCGGAACAAGAAGCAATTATAGCCGAAGCGAAAAGAAACGAAATAAACGAAATAGAAAAGAAATACGACGAAGAAGACAAAGCACGAAGACAAGCCGCTATACAACGAAATGCTGATTTTGCTAAACAAGGATTAAAACTTATTGCAGATATTACAGACTTGTTTGGTAAAAAAGGAGAAAAACAAGCTAAACGAGCATTTCAGATTAAAAAAGCGGCAAGTATTTCGACCGCATTAATTGATACTTACCTAAGCGCACGAGCAGCATATTTTTCGCAGTTTACACCCGTTGCCGACGCAAGTAGCCCCGTTCGTGGTGGTATTGCCGCAGGGTTAGCCGTTGCAAGTGGATTAGTTGGGGTTGCAAAGATTGCCGCCCAAAAGTTTGAAGGTGGTTCTATTTCGGGTGGTGGTGGCGGTGGTGCTAACGGTGGCGGGGCGTTGGGTGGTATGTCACCACAAGCCCCAACGTTTAACGTTATAGGAAACAACGGACTAAACCAATTAGCACAACTTCAACAACAACCCACCCAAGCGTATGTGGTTAGTGGACACGTTACGACTGCTCAAAGTTTGGACAGAAACAGAATAGAAAACGCAACACTTTAAGAATAATTTAATTAATTAGATATGAGAATAATCGAACTCATTATAGACGATAAAGACGAACAAAGCGGAATAGATGCGGTTAGCGTTGTACATAGCCCCGCTATCGAAGAAAACTTTATAGCCCTAAACAAACACGAAGTAGAACTAAAAGAAGTTGACACCGAGAAAAAGATTTTAATGGGTGCAGCTTTAATTCCAAACAAACAGATTTACCGCAAAAATGCAAAAGGCGAAGAATACTATATTTACTTTTCACCCGACACAATTAGAAAAGCAAGTGAATTATTCTTGATGCGCTCAAACCAAAACAACGCTACCTACGAACACGAAAAAAAACTAACCGGTTTAAGTGTTGTAGAAAGTTGGATAATCGAAGACGAACAAAAAGACAAATCTAAACTATACGGATTCGACTTACCTAAAGGAACTTGGATGATTTCTATGAAGGTAAACAACGACGAAGTTTGGAACGATGTCAAAGAAGGCAAAGTAAAAGGTTTTTCGATAGAGGGTTACTTCGCGGATAAATTCGAAATGAGTTCGGAAGAAGACGAAGCAACCGAAGTTGTAAACGAGTTAAAAAGGTTGTTAGGTATCGAATTAGAATCTTACACGGACTACCCAAAAGGCGCAATAGAAAACGCAAAGATAGCAATTAGGTACGCAGAAGAAAACGGTTGGGGAGAATGCGGAACTGACGTAGGTAAACAACGTGCAAACCAATTAGCCAACGCCGAACCAATAAGCGAAGAAACTATTTCAAGAATGGCAAGTTTTGAACGCCACCGCCAAAACTCAACTAAGGAATTAGGAGACGGGTGTGGGCGTTTAATGTGGTTAGCTTGGGGTGGCGATGAAGGTATAGAATGGGCGCAACGTAAATTAGAACAAATCAAAAATAAATAAAATGAGCAACTTAAACACTATCCTAAACAAGTTAGGAAAAATCGAAGAAATCCACGAAACGAACTTAGGTAAACACGAAATCGAGTTAAGCGCTATTGATAATTTATTAAAAAAATATAAAACACTTGGCGAAGAACTTGGAAATAGATTAGTAGTTGAATTACAAAAAATAGATAGTATTATTAATGAAAGTAATAATATTAAATCTATTGTAAATAAATATAAACCACTTGAACAAGACATAGACAAAATAAGTAAAATGTTAAACGAACTTGGTATAGGTGATGAATTTACGCACGAAGTATTTTCGTGGAGTATAAACGCAGATAATAGATTAAAAAATGTAGACAAGCACATAACGACTTTAAACGATAGTTTAGCAAAAGCAAAATGGCAATTAAAACAAATTGGTATTCCCGACGCGTTAACGGGAAATATGTTAAAATAAACACAAAAATACAAATTAATAAAAGTGGCAAAGCAAACTAACGTAAAAGTTCACGTTGCAAAACCAAAAGTAAAACGTCCAAATGTACACGCAAAAAGTAAAGCGAGTAAGTTAAAAAGTAGCAAGAATTACTTAAAAATATACAAGGGACAAGGGTAAAACTGCAAAAAACTAAAATGCGTTTTAAGGCTATTTTTAGGCGATTTAAGAGACTTTGGGTATTAAGTGGGGTTACTATATTAAAATATAAAGATAATAAAAAATCCTTATTTTATAAGGGTTGTAGAAGGGCAAAGTGTAAGTTTAACACTAACTAAAAAAAATATGATACAAGGTAAAAGAAGCAGCCCAATAGGGGGCAAAAGAGGGTGTCTATGCAAAGACGGAAAATACCGTAAAAAATGTTGTACGGGTGAACTTCCTAACCAAGGAATAGGAAGCGACGTAACGCCACCGAACCCCGTTCCACCACCCCCGCTTTGGTATCCGAAGCCGTAAGAAAATGCAACAAAACTTTTAACATTTAATTATATAGATATGAAAAACATTTTAGACAAAATTAACCGAGCGGACGAAATCCAAGCCAACTTGGAATTGGATAAAACCGAGTTAGCTAAACACGAAGTTGAATTAGGAGCGGCACAAGATTTAGAAAAAGAATTATCTAATATTAAAAACCTTCAAAATCCGCTTGCTCAAAATATTGATAGATTAACAAATTTAGACGCTTCTTTAAAAGCTGAAAAGAAATTAGCAAATGACAATTTATTGAAATTAAATGCTTCTTACGAAAAGGCGGTACAAATACATGATAAATTAAAAGTTAGTGCAAAAGAATTAGGTATAGATTTACCAATTGTAAATAGTGCATTAAATGTTTTAAAAGGCGCTGAAGCTGATTTTAAAGAAATAAAAAGTTTACTTAATCAAATAAAATAAAAATGAAAAATAGCACACTACTTGAAAAAATCAAAGCAATGTTATCTAACGAAGTTAAGTTAGAGCAAATGTTAATGGGCGACGGGGTTACCAAAATCGAAGCGGAAACTTTCGAAGCGGGTAAAGAAGTTTTCGTCGTAACTGAAGACGAACAAAAAATAGCCGTTCCCGTTGGCGAATACGAACTCGAAGACGGAAGAATTCTTGTTATCGTTGAAGAAGGTATTATTTCTGAAGTAAAAGAAAAAGAAGAAGAAGTAGAAGAAGAAGTTAAAGAAGAGGAAACTACCGAAGAAATGCCTAAAGAAGAAGAAATGTCCGAAGCCGTAGCAACGCCTAAAAAAACTATCGAGTCTATTGTTAAAGAAACTTTCTTTAGCGAAATCGAAAGACTAACAAATGAAAACGAAATGTTAAAAGCTGAATTGGCGAAACTTTCTAAAGTTGACGAAGTAGCAACAGAAGCTACCGAACTTTCAGAAATTCCCGCGCCTATTTCTTTTAACCCCGAAAATGAAAGCGCAGTAACCCACGTAAAAATTGGTTCTAAAGCGCCAAAAGGAATTATTGATTCCGTATTAAACAAAATGTATAAATAATTAAAATTTAATAAAATGCCAAATCCAACAATTACTACAACGTATGCAGGTCAATGGGCAGGGAAATATGTTTCCGCAGCCCTACTTTCCGCACCAACTATCGAAGGTGGCGGGGTTACCGTTATGCCTAACGTAAAATTTAAAGCGGTTATCCAACGTTTGGAGACTACCGATTTCTTGAAAGATGCTACTTGCGACTTTACCCCCGTGGGTACGGTAGACCTTACCGAGCGAGTTCTTGAAGTTAAAGACCTTCAAGTAAATATGACTCTTTGTAAATCAGAGTTCCATAGAACTTGGCAGTCTATCGAAATGGGTTATTCCTCTTTCGATACTTTACCAAAATCTTTTGCTGATTATCTAATAGCTTATGCCGCTGAAAAAGTAGCAGCCGCTAACGAGATTTCTATTTGGCAGGGTTCTGCTTCTACAAGTGGTCAATTCGACGGGCTTTATTCAACTGCTTTAGCTGATATCAACTTACCACCCGCTCAATTAGTTCCTTCGGTTGCTATTACTGCGGGTAACGTTATTGCACAAATGCAATTAGTTTACGATGCTATACCTTCTACTCTTTACGGAAAGCCCGACTTGAAAATCTATGTTTCTCAAAACGTTGCTAAAGCATACGTTGCCGCTCTTGGTGGTTTCGGATTGCTTACTAACTCTGAAGCTAACGCGGGTACTAACAACTTGGGTACACAATGGTATGCTAACGGAAGCCTTACTTTTAACGGACTTCCCGTATTTATGGCAAACGGACTTCCTGTTGACTCTATGATGGCTACAACTGTATCTAACCTTTACTTTGGATGTTCACTTTTAAGCGACACTCAAGAAGTAAGAGTAATTGATACAAGCGCTACATTGGGAGACGATAACGTACGAATCGTTATGCGAATGGCAGCGGGTGCGCAATACGGAGTTATCGAGGACATCGTAGTTTACGGATAATCAATAACTAAAATATAACGGGGTGGTGGATAAACTGCCACCCTTTTTTTAAACTTTTAAAAACTAAAATAAAATGAGTTGCGATATAACACACGGACGCGAAGAGCAATGTAAAGACGCGGTTGGTGGGCTTCGAAATATCTATATTTTGAACTATGGATTATACGACCCACAAACCGACATTACTTACGACCCTACACCCGCCCTTTCAGATTTAATTACGGGGATTTCTTTACCCGCCTTATCTTCTATTTACAAGTTCGAATTAAAGGGTACAAACTCTTTCGAACAAACTATCACAAGTTCACGTGAAAACGGAACTACTTTCTTTGAGCAAGTGTTGTCTATTCAGTTGAAAAAACAAGACGCAGTAACACACAAAGAAATTAAATTGTTATCTTACGGACGACCTAACATTATCGTTGAAAATAACAATAACCAATACTTTATCGCAGGTCTTGTAAGAGGTATGGACGTTACTGCGGGGACTATCTCAAATGGTACTGCGTTGGGCGATATGAACGGATACGGATTGACTTTTACGGGGCAAGAGCCCGTAATCGCCAACTTCCTTGATTGTTCAGACGAAGCGGCATTGGTTGCTTTGTTAAATAACCCTACGGTAGTTAATTCATAAGAACTTTTGTTCATAGCGTAAATTGGGGGTTAATAGCCCCCTTTTTTATTGCACAAAAAAACGAATAAAGAGTTATTATAATATGATAGTAGTTCAAGAAACAAATGTAAGCCAAACGTTCGACTTTATACCACGATACGGAACGCCCGTAACTTTAGAACTTACCGACGAAAATACCAATGTTATGGTAGTGGTTACGGGTGTGTTCACGGGTGGCGATTATGTACACTCTTTTAGTGGTGTGCTACCCACGGAAGAAAACCATTTTTATTGGATGGTACTAAAAGACGGGGGTTCAAACATAGTTTTAAAGGAACGTATTTTTTGTACTAACCAACCTATTAACACTTTCTCTGTAAATAACGGGGGCTACGTTTCTAATCAAACCATTAACGACTTTATAATGTATGAATAATATACACGTTTTACATTTAGCAGAATACCAACAACCAACGATTCAAGAATCGAAGCGCGATAATTGGGTAGAGTTCGGCGAAGATAATAATTACTTCGGTTACTTAATAGATAGGTACACTAAGTCGACCACGAATAGCGCCATTATAAACAACGTAGCGCGACTTATTTACGGAAAAGGTCTAAGCGCCTTGGACGCTTCAAGAAAGCCCAACGAATACGCTCAAATGATGACTTTATTTTCTACCGATTGCGTTCGTAAAATGGTATTCGATAGGAAATTATTTGGTCAATTTGCTATTCAAGTACACTATAACGACAAGCACGACAAGATTCTAAAGGCTTATCATATACCCGTTAATCTATTACGCGCAGAAAAATGTAACGAAAAAGGCGAAATTACGGGTTATTATTACTCGGATAATTGGGAAGACACACGAAAATACGAACCTAAAAGGCTACCCGCGTTTGGATTCTCAAAGGAGAAAGTAGAAATCCTTTATGTAAAGCCTTACGGGGTTGGAATGAAATACTATGCCTACCCCGACTATCAAGGGGCGATACCTTACGCAGTTCTTGAAGAAGAAGTAAGCGACTACCTTATTAACGAGGTACAACACGGATTCAGCGGAACGAAGGTAATCAACTTTAACAACGGGGTCCCAAGCGAAGAACAACAAGACCTAATAGCCCAAAAGGTTATGGGTAAGTTAACGGGTTCGAAGGGAGAAAAAGTAATAGTAGCTTTTAATCAAAATTCGGAATCCAAGACGACAATAGACGACGTACCATTAAACGACGCGCCCGACCATTATACATACCTTTCAGAAGAATGTTTAAGAAAAATAATGTTAGGACACAACGTTACTTCGCCTTTGCTTTTTGGTATTGCAAGTTCTAACGGGTTTAGTTCGAATGCAGACGAATTGCAGAACTCTTTTATTCTTTTTAATAATATGGTTATTAGACCATTTCAAGAAGAAATATTAGAAGCCTTTGACCGCATTTTAGCGTATAACGGAATCAGTTTAAAACTATTCTTCAAGACGCTTAAACCTTTAGAATTTACCGACCTTGAAAACGCACAAACCGAAGAACAAGTAGCCGAAGAAACGGGAGCGGACACTACAGAACTAAAAGCCCAAAGTAATTTAGACAACGAAGTAGCTACGGCACTAATTGAACTTGGCGAAGACCCTAACCCCGAATGGTTATTAGTAGACGAATACGAATTAGATTACGACACCGACGAAGCGGAAAACGAACTATTTAAAGAGCGCAAAAAAACACTTTTCGAAAAAGCGAAAAAGATAGTTTCCACGGGAGTAGCGTTTCCCAACTCAAAGAGTAAACAAGACGACGTTATAGACGGCATTAAATTTATTACACGTTACGTTTATGCAGGAGTTACAACGGCAAAGAGTCGGGAGTTCTGTAAAAAAATGATAGCCGCAAATAAGATTTACCGAAAAGAAGACATAGAACGAATGTCCAATCAAGTGGTTAACGAAGGTTGGGGTCCAAGAGGCGCTAACACTTATTCGATTTGGTTTTACAAAGGGGGCGGTAATTGCCACCACAGATGGAATAAACAAGTTTACGCAAGTTTTGAAGGCACGGGAATAGACGTTAATTCCCCTAACGCTAAAGTAATTGCAGGGACTAAAGCGGAAAAATTAGGCTACGTTATTAAGAACGATAAGAAGGTAGCGCAAAGACCCGTGGATATGCCGTACAACGGCTTTTTACCAACCAATAAAAGATTTAAATAATGGCTGAAGCATTATTAATAACCCGCGACGATTTAGTAAGGTTCACCGCAGTTAACGGAAATATGGACACGGACACGTTTATACAATGGATAAAGGTAGCCCAAGACATACATATACAAAATTACACGGGTACGGACTTATTAGAGAAGATTAAAACCGACATAATAAACAACACGTTAATAAACCCTTATTTAACCCTTGTCGAAACGTATTTAAAGCCTATGTTAATCCATTGGGCAATGGTTGAATTCTTACCCTTCCAAGCCTATACAATCGCGAACAAAGGAATCTTTAAACATAGTTCCGAAAACGCCACAAACATAGATAAAAACGAAGTAGACTTCTTAATAGAGAAACAACGGCAGTTGGCAGTATATTACACCGAAAGATTCATAGATTATATGTCTTTTAACAATGCGTTGTTTCCCGAATACACTACGAATAGTAACGGAGATGTTTACCCTTCTTCAGATTCCACAACTTATACGGGTTGGTACTTATGAAAAAGATTTATACCCCTAAAAAACAAAACATTATTAAACTAACGAAGTTATTAATTAAACTAAATAAAAAATGAACTATTGGGGACAAGGCGCAGTTAATGCCATAGGTTGGGGACAAGCCGCAAAAAATATAATAGGTTGGGGTTCTATTTGTGCCGATAGTTGGTCACCCAATACAAATTTAGTCGGGTGAAAAAATTAGACCACCTTCAAGGATTAGGACTTATATATTATATATGCGGTTACGCGGGTTTCCTGTTTGCCGTATTCGATGACATACCAATTTACCAAAAACTATTTAGCGCTACCTTTTGCGCATACATTACATACCAATTAATCGCCTATTGGAACTACACAGATGAAAACTAAACTTTCCCTTTTCTTACTTTCGATACTATCAATATTAGCACCTATAAAACCGCTTCTTGGTATTGTAATTACGTTTACTATTTTAGATTTATTTTTTGGTATATGGAAAAGTGTAAAATTAGGAGGATGGAAAGTTTTTAGGTCATTTGAATTGACAAAAACAGTTTCTAAAACTTTGTTATATATCGGAGCGATTGTGTCTGTTTATTTTTTAGAAAAATATTTACTTGAAGATATTTTAGGACTTTTCGTAAGCGTTCACTTGGTCTTAACCAAGGCGTTTACTTTCTTTTGTACGTTTATCGAAATTAAATCTATAAACGAATCGTACGAAGACGTTACGGGTAAGAACGTACTAAAGTCTTTTAAGGAGTTTTTGACGCGAACCAAGAACGACCTTACCGAGTTTAAAAACTAAATATGTACACAAATATGTACACACGCGAACAAATTGAAAAAGCCGTTAAAGATAAGGGCTACAAATGGTTTGAAGATAATTCAAATAAAGGGTACGACGTTAATATAGTAGGGGTTAGAAATAACGCCCCTTCGATAGCCGATAAGGTAACAAACGTGTTCGACGATTTTATAACTATTTCGTTTAAAGATGCAAACGGAATATGGCAGTTTTTCTGTTGGAATGCGACCACAGACGCGGGGAAAAAAGGCGTTGAAAAATTCGGAAACCCAAAAGGAGTTGCGCGGTTAGTAGCAGGTCAATATCGAGGCGTTTGGGCTATTGACAAGCACCGAGGCAAGTACGACGCATTATGCCAAAGATTAGGAAACGTTACGGTGTGGCGCGATGCCAACCGAGACTTAAAGTTTGACGAAATCAAAACGGACACGGGAATGTTTGGAATCAATATTCATAAGGCGGGAACGGATTCGACTTGGGTGGAAAATTGGTCAGAAGGTTGCCAAGTTTTTAAAAGAGTAAAGGACTTCGAAACCTTTATGTTTATCTGTAAGAAAGCCGCGAAGATTCACGGCAACAAGTTTAGTTACACTTTGCTCGAAATATGAGACTATTTTTAATAGCGTTTTTAATCGTTTTAACGGCGTTTTCGTGTTCAAGTGAACGCCAAGCACAATACCATTACAGAAAGGCTCTTAAACACGGGCTAAAGGTGGTACAAGAAACCGACACAATAAGGATTACTACAATAGATTCTTTCCCCGTTATAATTAACGATACTATCGTATGGGAAAAGTTTATAAGTACAAAAGACACTTTGATAGAATATAGAAACGTTTATATTCCAAAAGATAGATGGCAAACTAAAATTGAATACCGCGAACGAATAAAGACCTTAAAAATCAAAGGCGACACCCAAGTTAAGATAGTTAAACACGAAGCCAAAGCCAAGGTCAAAACCAAACAAATAGTTAAATATCGTACTTCGTGGTGGGTGGTTTTAGTAGCTTTTGTTTTAGGCTTCTTTTTAAGGTTTATTCTTAATTCTTCGTTTTTTAATAGGATTAGTTTACTTTTACGTTATAGAAATCAGTTATAATGAAAGTAATTAAACACGGGCGAAATGTCCACGAACTAAAGTTAGAAGGCAAATTAGTTCACGTCGCTATGTTATCTGACATACATTGGGACAATCCACACTGCGATCGCGACCTATTAAAAAAGCATTTAGATTTCTGCAAAGAGAATGACATTCCCGTAATAATTAACGGCGATTTCTTTTGTTTGATGCAAGGGCGGGGCGATAATAGACGTAATAAATCGGACATACGACCCGAACATAACAACGCGAGGTATTTAGATTCGATTGTAGAAACTGCCGTAGAATGGTTCGAACCTTACGCTGAAATCATTAAAGTAATCGGATACGGAAACCACGAGACCGGAGTAATTAAATTTCAAGAAACAGACCTATTAAGAAGATTCGTAGACCTACTTAACTACAAGTGCCAAACCGAAATACATACGGGTGGGTACGGGGGTTGGATAATTGTTAAACAAAACTTCCATAGTAATTCAACAATTAGTACGAAAATAAAGTACTTTCACGGAAGCGGCGGCGGTGGAATAGTAACAAAGGGTGCATTGAATCTTACAAGGGCTTTAGAAATGTACGAAGATATGGACGTATTTTCAATGGGACATATACACGAAAATAGTGGACGAAACGACCAACGCGAAGAACTGCATTTTAATTCGAAGCAAGGTTACTCAGTTAAACAAAGGGCTATTCATCTTATGCTAACGGGAACTTACAAAGAGGAATATAACGACGGATACATAGGTTGGCACGTTGAAAGAGGCGCACCGCCAAAGCCATTGGGTGGACGAATTCTTAAAATAGAAACAAAAGAAGTTAATAACTCTTTTATAAAAAACATAGATTCTTTTAAATTTCCGTTGTAATTTAGCGCATAGCGTTTTAATTAGGGGGCAAAAGCCCCTTTTTTTATGTCTTAAAAACGCTTGTAAATCAAAGGTTTAAAAAATAATTTGTTAAAAAATCAAAAAAAAATGTTAAAAAGTTTGGTAGATTGAAACTTGGTGTTTATATTTGCGTATGATTATTAACGAAACAATTAAAAAAAACGCTATGAAAACTTTTAAAATTGAATTTTTAGACAAAGATGGAAATGAACTTTGGACTTCATTAACCGAGCAGTACGATTTGGAAGACTGCCAACTTTACGCAGAACTATTGTTTGCCAACTCGAATGTAAATGATTTATGTAACTATTTAATAACTGAATTATGAAAGACCCTTACGTTAACTCGATAGTTAGTTTTTTAGCTTTGGTTGCTATGTACATTTTATCTTATAACCTTTTATTCTTAATCATATGTTAATTACCTTAAATAAACAAAAAGAAACGTTGGAGTTTGAATACTTCGACCGCTACGGGACTTGTGAATACCAAATTAAAGTAGACAAACACGGGGCTTACGAAATCGAATTAAGTAACATCTATTGTGAACTATGCCACTCTGATTATTGCGAACCCTACGAAATGAAGGAAGCCGAAATAGAAGGTCTTTACTATTGGACTTGGGAAGAATTAGCCGCTGAAGGTGTTTTTGATTGGTGGCAATCAATAGAAGACGATTGGCATAACTACGGACTTGAAAACGAAAAATACTAACGATGAAAAATAATTTAATAGAACAAATAAAGTGGTGGGTTCAGGATAAGGATTGGACACACCGAAACGGACACTTTAACTTTAACCATTATTGCAACGTAATACAAGCGAAATATGAAGAAGTATATCATAACACACTATTATCAACCGAACCCGAAAGCAAGGAAGAAACGAACGACTACGATAGTTAACGCATACGATACTAACCACGCTAAATTAGTGTTGGACATTTGGGAAAAATTAATAATAAATATAAAACAGATATGACACTTTACGAAAAGGCGAAAGACCTAATTAGCCAACTTGAACTACAAACTAAATGTCGAAAAAGAAGATTCGTTAACCAACGTAGCTACCTTGTTTTTTTCCTACGAAGACACGGTGCAAGTTACCCATACATTGCAGAACTTCTTAAACAGAACCACGCTACTTGTATTCACGCTTATAATAACGCAAGGTATTGGGAAAGAAAAAACGACAAGTTCTATTTTTTAGACACGGAGTTTTTACGCAACGAACTTAACAACTTCGAAATTAGCAGAAGCCTAAACGACTTGTTTGTAGACGTTATAAATTGTGGTAGTATAAAAGAACTTGAAGCAATCCAAGAAAGAATAAAAAGAAATGAATATAAAACACAAATAGAATAATTTAGTTATATTTGTAGACGATTCCTTCCGACATTATAGAATCGAAAAGAAGTTACTAACCCTTGTAATGAAGTAGAAGTCGGAAGCTACGGATTTGCAGGGGTTTTTTATTGATTAAAAAGTTTAGTTATGGAATTAATTGCAAAGGTTGAAAGGGAAAACGAAAGTATTCAATTTATTAGAATTTCTAACAAAGGAATGTTTGTTGAAATAGAGTACACAAATTTACCCGCGTTAAGTTTTATTTTAAATAACGAAGAAGTAGAAGCGTTAAAAGATTATATTTTGCTTACTGATAAAAACGAAATATGAGCGGTTGGATTAAAATACACAGAAAGTTTTTAAGTTGGCAATGGTTTGAGAAAAGCGAAGCGGTACACTTATTTTTATACTTGTTATTAAAGGCAAACCATAAAGATTCACAATGGCAAGGAATGGACATAAAACGCGGTCAATTTATTTCGTCTTTAGGTAAGATTTCAGCGGAAACGGGAATAAGTATTCAGACGATTAGAACCTTGTTAAATAAGTTTGAAAAGACGAACGAAATAATAGTAAAATCAACAAACAAAAATAGCCTTATAACTATCTGTAAATATGATTGTTACCAAGACGAAACAGAAGAAACTAACAAGCCACTAACAAACAAACAACAAACAACTAACAAACAACTAACAACAAACAAGAATAATAAGAAAGAAAAGAATGAAAAAGAACTATTATTAGACAAGTGGGTAGCATATCGAAAACAGATTAAAAAACCAATTCAAGAAGCTACACAGGAAACAATTTTAAATAAGATGCAAAACTTTACTGAAGAAGAATGTAAGTTTGTTATAAATAATTCTATCGAAAACGGTTGGCAAGGTTTATTTTGGGACAAACTACCTAAACACGAAGAAGAATTATCCGACGATATGAAGGCTTATAACTACGTTCAAAAAATGAAAAATTACATAGACACTAAAGATTACAGAAATGCTGACTAAACAAGGAGATACTATTAAATACTTATTAGACTACAAAGAAGGGAAGATTAAAGAAGGGTTGGGGATAGGTTGCGGGTTAGATGACTACCTACGATTCAAACGCAAACAACTAAATATTATTTTAGGACACGATAATGTCGGAAAAACATATTGGATTAATTGGTACTTCCTTGTATTGGCATTAAAACACGGGTTAAAGTTCTGTTTGTGGAGCGGTGAAAATCAAAAAGGACAAATATTAAGAGACTTAATACAGATGTATGCGGGTGAACCATTTAAAAACCTAACTGCCCAACAGATTCAAAGTTACTTGGGTTATTTAGAGCAATTTTTTTACTTCGTGGATAACTCAAAACTTTATAAGCCGTTGGAACTTTTGACCATATTTGAAAATTCGGGGTGCGACGTTGCGTTAATTGACCCTTTTACGGGGTTAGATAGGGAAATGACATACGAAGGGAACTACACTTTTATGAATAAAGCCCGTGAGTTCGTTAATCGTACGGGTATGACTATCTATATTAACACGCACCCTAATACGGAAAGTGGACGAAGTGGCAATTTATATACCGAAGGAGATTGGAAAGGACACCTTAAACCCCCTTTAAAAGACCACATAGAAGGCGGGAAGGCTTTTCTGAATCGTTGCGACGATATGTTTGTTATTCACCGGTTAATAAAACACGAAGAAATGAAGTACAAAACTATGGTAGGAGTAGAAAAAGTTAAGGATATGGACACGGGCGGTAAGCACACGGGGTTAAACGAACAGGTTTTATGTAATTTTAACTACGGATTAGGCTTTGAAGTGTACGGAGTTAACCCAATAGAAGTAATAAAACACGGATTTTAAATAAATAACTATGGACGATTACACACTAATTAAAGCAAGTGTACTTTTAAACCACACTTTTACAAAGGTTCGAGTAAGTGTTGACGAGATTAAAGAAAAACACCCCCATAGAAAAGACCTTATAGATTCAATGGAGCAAAGCCTAATAGACTTAAACGACGTTAGAAACGCTTACCATACATTGGAGAAAGAATATAGGGCAGCTATGCAAACTTGTTTTAGGCTTGAAAGAATCAATTTAGAACTGAAGTTGGAAAACAAGGAACTAAAAACGGAAATAGAAAGCCTAACCACGGAGTTATGAGGTGTAAAAACTGCAAAGCCGTATTTACTCCCGTTCGATTTAATCAAAAATATTGTTTGGAATCCGATTGCGTTCGTGTTTGGGTAGAAGTTGAAAAGGAAAAGCAATGGAAGAAAAAGAAAAAACAACTAAAAGACGAACTCCAAACCTTACCCGAACTTCTTAAATTGGCTCAAATAACGTTTAACAAGTACATACGACTACGCGATAAGGACAAACCTTGTATAAGTTGCGAAAAGCCGTTAGGCGCTAAATACGACGCAGGACACTATTTTTCAATGGGTGGCCACAAAGCCGTAACGTTTGACGAAGACAACGTACACGGGCAGTGTGTAACGTGCAATCAATATAAACACGGAAACTTACTTAACTACCAAATAGGAATCCAACAGAGAATAGGCGCTGAAAGATTAATAGAACTACACGCCAAAGCCCACGAAGTAAAGAAGTGGACAAAAGACGAACTAAAAGAAATCATTAAACGCTATAAATGTAAAATAAATGAGATTTGAAACACTTAAAGACCTTCAAAACGAATACGAAGCAATCTCGATTTTTTGCGATGAATACGAATTAAGTTGCAGAAAGTTGGACGAAAACGACATAGATTTTGAATTACTAAAAGACCAACGAATAATAGGTTACGCAGAAGTAAAAGGGAGAAACAAAACAATAGAAGAAGCCTACCCGTTACCCATAGCCGTAAGAAAGTTAGTTAAGCTAATGGACAAAAAGACGAAGCCCGTAATTATTTGGAAATGTTACGATGGAATAATTTACGGCAAACTTAAAAAACTCAAAGGAGAAATAAGGTTAGGAGGTAGAACACCCCGCGAAAATTCCTTTAATGACATTGAGTTAATGGCTTACTTTGAAAGGTCTAAAGAACTAATCGAAAAAAAAATTTGAAAAAATTTATATCGAGGTATTTTTATTTAATTTGGTTTTGTTATATTTGTATCTAATTAAAATTTATACGCTATGAAAAATTTATTTAAATCGTTGGCAGCCTTCCAACAAGAAGTTCCCGTAATTCACAAAGGTACGCAAGGCTACGGGTATTCTTATGCAGATTTACCCGCTATCTTTGAAAAGATTAACCCGCTACTAAAAAAACACGGATTAGGATTCACTCAGTTGCTTAATTCTGAAAAAGGGGAAAACTATTTAGTTACCGTTCTTTTTCACGTTGAAAGCGGGGAATCAATCGAAAGCACTACATTAATTCCGCAAGTTGAACTTAAGGGGATGAATTCTTACCAATCATTCGGGAGCGGTTGCACCTATTTCCGTCGTTACTGCCTTAGTTCAATTTGTGGTTTAGTAACGGACAAAGATACGGACGCAAGCGGTGAACAAGTAAAAGACGAACCAAAAAAGCCTAGCATAGACGATAAACGATTAGGAAAGGCTTTAGAAGCTATTGCGCAGGGGAAATACACTAAGGAAGATTTATACGCGCAATTTTCATTAACAACGGCGCAGGCTAAATTACTTGAAAACGTATGAAAGTCAGGGCTTCTCAAATTGGTAAAATAATGGCAACCCCGCGTAAAGCGGGGGAAGTCCTTTCGCAAACCGCTAAAACGTACGTTCAAGACCTTGTTTTAGAAGAAAAGTACGGCATTAAAAAAGAATTTAGTTCACGTTACACGGATAAAGGAAACGAAGTAGAAGACCTTTCGATAGGGTTGGTTAACGAGGTTCTCAATTATAACTTTATTTACAAGAACGACGAATTTTTTGAAAACGAATGGATTAAAGGAACGCCCGACGTAAACACGGACGAAGTATTAATAGACGTTAAGAGTTCTTGGGACGCTGCTACCTTCCCGTGGTTTGAAACTGAAATACCAAATAAAGATTATTATTATCAGTTGCAGGGTTATATGTGGTTAACGGGTAAAAAAGAATCCGTTTTAGCTTATTGCCTAATCGACACCCCTTTAGAAATAGTTGAAGACGAAATACGCCGTACCCATTGGAAACTTCATCTAATCGAAGAAAACACGGAAGTACGAAAAGAAGTTGAATCTAAACACAAGTTCGGACATATTCCGAAAAACAGACGCGTTAAATATTGGTTCGTACAAAAAGACGAACAAGTAATAGAACAAATAAAAGAACGCGTGGAGCTATGCCGCGAGTATTATAATCTTTTAATGAAAACAATATGAACATAACACACGAACAAAAACACGAAGACACGGTACTAATGGCAGTAATGACCAAGTATTACGAACGTAGTCAAAGAGGAATACGAAAATACGGAACTAACTTGGACAGAACCGACATAGATTTAATCGGATGGCTTGACCATCTACAGGAGGAGCTGATGGATGCGACTCTGTATATTCAAAAGATAAAAAAAGAGCTATGAAACAGACAGCAGTAGATTATTTAGTAGAACAACTTAATGAAATAGGATTTCATACAATAGTTATTCAAAAGATTATTGACAAAGCCAAAGCAATGGAGAAGGAGCAGATAATTCAAGCTTATGAAACCGCAATGGAAACAGATATATATAATGAGCCATTAAAGATTGGTAAAGATTACTACGAACAAACCTTTAAATCAGAATAAGATGTTAGGAAATATATTAATAGCAATCAGGACTTTTTTTAAACAACATTTTTTTTGTATTCATAAATATAAATGAGTATATAGAAAAGATAATGGAGCTGACTTTGAATTATGTGAAAAGTGTGACTTAATTAAATAACCTTTAAATCAAAATAGAATGGAAATACATAAAATTAAAAAGCGATTACAGACAATAGAAAAAGAGTTAGAAAAAGTAAGAAATTACAGTGTTCAAACTGATGGTTGGCAAACACAACGCTTTGCAAAGAAGTCAAGAAAATATGATTATTTAGCATTGGAAAAATTTGAATTACAGAAAAAACTTGAAGAATATGAAAACAGCAGTGGATTATATTAAGGAAAAATTAATGTGCAATGAGTATTGGTATGAAAATATGACCTTTGACCAAATAATTGAACAAGCCAAAGAGATGGAGAAGGAGCAGATAATTGAAGCTTATTTAAAAAATCATTTGCAAGGATGTTGGATGAAAAATACACCTGAAGAATATGCAGAACAATACTACAACGAAACATTTAACAAATGAGACTAATAGAATTTTTTAATGTTAGCATGTATAGATTAAAAGAGTTTTTCCTATACACCGTCTGTGGTATTGAATTTTACAGAAACTACCAAAGATTTTATTGGGGACCTATCTACAATAAAACAAAGGAATCATACTCAAAAGAAGATGTAATTAAAATAGTAGAAAAAAGTAGAGAAACGGGATTAACTGCGGAGTATTTACTATTAACCTTAAACAACAAGAACAAATCAATAAAGAATAAGGGGTAAATTTTGCCCCATTAACTAAAAAAGGGAATATGAAAGCAAAACTAACATTTGACTTACCCGACGAGCAACACGAATTTTATTGCGCTACTAAAGGTCAAGATATGATTAGTGTACTTTGGGAAGTACAAAAAGAACTTAGAACGCTATGGAAATACGAAGAACTAAACGCAGATGAACAATTAATAGTTGAGCGAATACGGGAAAAGTTTTACAGCATTTTAGAAGAACACGAAATAAACTTAAACAAATAAATAAAATGGAAACAAAAGTAAACACGGGAGCAATCTTTAAGAACGACAAAAAGCAAGGTAACCAACCCGACTACCGAGGAAAAGTAAACGTAAATGGAAAAGAAATGGAGATAGCCCTATGGCTTAAAGAATCAAGTAAAGGACTAAAGTACTTTTCGTGTTCATTTAGCGAACCTTACAATAACGAAAGCCCGAAACAAGTTCACACACAAATAATTGACGAAGACGATTTACCCTTTTAATTATGTTTATAGACGATAATAGCCTACGGAAGGAGTTAAAAGAAATTCTCCTTAACAAAACACGAAACCAAGTAGTCAAGGAAATAAAGTCCAAAGGGTTAAAGATGCATCAATACACGATAGACCGATTTTTGTCGGGAGCGTTGGTAAGCATAAAAACGTTAAGAACCTTGGACGAATACGTTTACAGAGTAAGCAAGGGAATGTAACATTAAGCCGACTTTTTTTAGTCGGTTTTTTTGTTTTTTGTTGCGATTAAAAATTAATCATTATATTTGACTACAAACTAAACAAATGGAATGGCTTAACATAGTAGCAAAAGACCACAAAGAATGGGTAAAAGTCGTCGAATCTTTCGGCGAAGATTTTTTTGCTGAAGATATTGTACAAGAAGCCTACTTACGAATTTATAAGTATTGCCAACCCGAAAACATAATAAAGAATGGTCAAGTCAATAAAGGATTTATGTATTTTACTCTTCGCAATCTTTACCTTCTTCATTTACGCAGTAATTCACGATTGGAAAAAGTCCCGCTCGAACAAGTCCAAGTAAAAGACGAACCAAGCGAAATGGAGAAAGAAGAAGCCTACTATAAGTTATTAATGAAGATACAAGACGAGGTGGATAGTTGGCATTGGTACGACCAAAAACTATTCGAAGTTTATAAGGATACGGATTTAAGTATTAGAGACATAGCCAAAGAAACTACTATTTCAAGCAGTTCGATTTTCAACACGTTAAAAAACTGCAAGGCAAAGATAAGAGAAGCCGTTGGCGAAGAATACGAGGACTACAAAAACACGGATTTTGAATTAATAAAATGAAAGCAAAACGAAGGGTATTAACTGAAATGATAAAAAAAACGGGTTGGAGTTCCCAAGCCCTGCGAGAAATAAAAGTAAAGTTTTGGTTGTCGAAAGAATATACGATTTACCCAAAAGAACACCACGGGTTAGAAGTAATTAAAACCGAAACACTAACCGACGACACAATAATATTAGGAACGAAAGAACAAGTATTAACATATAAACAATAAATTATGGCACGAAAGAAAAAACAAGCCGAAGGACTCGGAGACACCGTAGAAAACATATTAGAAGTTACGGGAGTCGCAAAGGTAGCAAAATGGATTTTAGGCGAAGATTGCGGATGCGAAGAACGTAAGCAAAAGTTAAACGAACTTTGGCGATACAAGAAACCCGAATGTCTAACTGAAGACGAATACAACTTTTTGGACAAATTCTACAACCGAAACCGAAGTAGCGTTAGTCCAAGCGAACAAAGAGAAATCTTAAAAATATACAATAGGGTTCTACACGAAAAACAACAACCTACCCAATGTGGTTCTTGTCTCCGTGAAATCGTTAATAAATTGAATACACTTTACGCAGTTTACAAAGAAGAAAAAGATGCCGATACCGAAGCCGAATAAAGACGAATCTAAAAAAGAATTCGTGCAACGTTGTATGGTAGACGATGTAATGGTAAAAGAATACGATAACACCGACCAACGTTTAGCGGTTTGTTCGTCTACTTATGAAGAAAACTTATCAAATGAAAATAGAAAAAGTAAAACTATCGGAAATAAAACCGAACCCGAAAAACCCAAGGCTAATTAAAGACGAAAAGTTTAAGAAATTAGTCAAATCAATTAAGGACTTTCCACAAATGTTGGAACTACGTCCAATAGTAGTGGATGAGAATAACATTATTTTGGGCGGAAATATGCGTTTTAAGGCACTTAAAGAAGCAGGGCATACCGAAGTGTCAATAGTTAGGGCAAACGAACTTACAGACGAACAAAAAGACGAATTTATTGTAAAAGATAACGTTGGCTTCGGGGAGTGGGATTGGGATACTTTAGCCAATGAATGGGAAGTAGATAAACTCGAAGAATGGGGTTTAGATTTACCCATCGATTTAAGTGTTAAAGAAGAACTCGAAGCAGAAGAAGATAACTACGAAATACCAAACGAAATAAACACGGATATAGTATTAGGCGACTTATTCGAAATAGGCGAACACCGTTTACTTTGTGGGGATAGTACGGATAGCGACCAAGTGGCAAAGTTAATGAATGGGCAGAAAGCGGATATGGTATTTACTGACCCACCTTATAGATATAAAAAAATGGGAAGTGGAGGTATATTTAATGATGGATTTGAAAAATTAAAAGAAGATATAAAAGATATAATAAATTTTGACCCAACTGATTTTTTACAAACTTTGCCATTGGTTTTTAATAAAAATATAAATGCGTATATATTTTGCAATACTGATTTAGTTCCTGATTATTGTATATGGGCAAAAGAAAATAAATTTAATTTTAATATATTAACTTGGCATAAAAAATCTTTTATACCTGCTTCAAATAATCATCATTTCCCTGATACTGAATATTTGATATATATTTCAAAATCAGCAATTTTTAATTCGGGTTTAAATGTTAATTATGGTAAATATTTTATTTTAGATAATGAAAAATCAGATGACCATCCTACTATAAAACCAATAGAAATAATTTCTAATGAATTACAAATAGGTTCAAATATTAATAGTTTAATATTTGATTTCTTTCTTGGCAGCGGTTCAACAATGGTAGCCGCCCACCAACTTAAACGCAAATGCTATGGCATGGAATTAGACCCGAAGTATTGCCAAGTTATCATTGACCGAATGAGAAAACTTGACCCGAGTTTAGTTATTAAACGTAATGGAGTTGAATTAAAATAACAGAACAAAAACAGAATGAGCAAAGAAGATTTAATACCATTTAAGAAAGGCGAAAGTGGAAACCCTGCAGGAAGACCGAAAGGAAGTAAGAACCGAAGCACAATCGCAAGACGTTGGTTGGAAGTTAATCAGTCATTAAAGAATCCAATAACGGGCGAGAACGAAACAATGAGCCAAGAGGATTTAATGACCTTAGCGTTAATTAAAAAAGCACGTGAAGGCGATGTAAACGCATACAAAGCGTTAATGGATAGCGGTTATGGCGCACCCGTTCAGCAAATCGAACAAACGAATATAGAAATTCCACTTTTTCCCGATGTTCAAGAGGACAACCGCAACGAATAAGGTACTCGGACTAAAAAACCGCGTTAAGATTATTCAGGGTGGCACGAGTGCTTCCAAGACGTATTCAATTTTGGCGGTGCTAATTAACAAGGCATTATCAATACACGGAATCGAAATAAGCGTCGTTGCGGAAACAATCCCCCATTTACGAAGGGGTGCGCTACGGGACTTCTTAAAAATAATGAAATTCACGGGCAGGTATTTCGAAGAACGTTTTAACCGATCATTACTTCGTTACGAGTTTGCCAACGGAAGCGTAATAGAATTTTTTAGCGCAGATGATTCGAGTAAGTTAAGGGGTGCAAGGCGCGACATTCTTTATATTAACGAATGTAATAACGTAACGTTTGACGCTTACAACGAGTTGGCTATACGAACACGAAAAGAAGTTTATTTAGACTTCAACCCTGCTAACGAATTTTGGGTACACACGGAACTAAAAGACGAACCTGACTCCGACTTTTTAATTCTTACTTACAAGGATAACGAAGCGTTAGACCAATCAATTATTGACCAAATAGAAAAGAACCGCGAGAAAGCGAAAACGTCTACCTATTGGGCGAATTGGTGGAAAGTTTACGGCGAAGGTCAGTTGGGTATGTTAGAAGGGGTTGTGTTCTCCAATTGGAAACAAATTAACACGATACCCAAAGAAGCCAAACTAATTGGAATAGGATTAGACTTCGGTTACACAAACGACCCGACCGCAATAATTGAAATATACAATTACAACGGGCAACGAATAGTTAATGAATTAGTGTACCAAACGGGGTTATTAAATAGCGACATAGCTAAGTTGCTACCAAAAAACGTAATAGTTTATGCTGATAGTTCCGAACCTAAATCAATAGATGAAATAAGAAGATACGGAATAACGATTAAAGGAGTAACAAAGGGTAAGGATTCCATAAACTACGGAATAGACGTAATTCAGCGTAACGAATACTTAGTAACGTCAAATAGTAGTAATTTAATCAAAGAATTACGCTCGTACATTTGGGACACGGACAAGCAAGGCAAACGATTAAACAAACCAATAGATTTTAATAACCACGCCATAGATGCTTGGCGTTACCACGAAATGGAAACGTTAGGGTTAGGTTCATATTACGGGAGTTATGCAGTACGGTAATACGAACGACCTACAAGTAATGATTGCGCGGGTAGAATCGTACATTTACGAACGAACAGGAAAGCAGGTTAAAATAGTATTTAATAATATGGCACGTTTTCCCCAACACTTCGAAATGTTGGTAAGGGCGCACGAATTTGTTTTGAATTACAAAAACACGAAATCTTAATTATAATAATATGAAGGTAGACATATATGTACCAAGTTCAATTAGTGAAATTCCATTATGTCACTACCAAGAATTTTTGAAGCTACAAGCAACTTCTAACGACCAAGAGTTTATAGCGCAGAAAATGGTAGAAATATTTTGCGGGTTGCAACTAAAAGACGTAGTCAAACTAAAGGTAACTTCGGTTAACGAACTAATCGTACACTTTACAAAAATCTTTAAAGAGAAACCAAAGTTTAAACCGACCTTTAAAATCGGAGACGTAGAATTTGGATTTATTCCTAACCTTGAAAATATAACCTTCGGGGAATATGTAGACCTTGAAAACTATTTAAGTAAGTGGGAAGATTTCCACAAAGCAATGGCAGTAATGTACCGACCAATTACAATTCGTAAAGAAGACAAGTACGAGATTATGGAATACACGGGGGCAGCTGCATTTAGCGAAGGAATGAAGTTCGCGCCTATGGACGTAGCTATTTCTTCAAGTGTTTTTTTTTGGAATTTAGGAAGCGAGTTATTAAACGCTACCCTCGATTATTTGACGAACGAACTGAAGACGAACGAGAAAGAGTTTCAGACTTTAGCGCACGAACTCAGTTTGGGAAAAAGTGGGGGTGGTATAGTTCAATTTACGGACTTGCTAAAGGAGACCTTACAAAATATGACACAGTTACAAAATACGGATTATTTAAATGTCTCACATATTTGACTTTTGAATCAGAGAAAAACGAAATAGAATTAATGGAAATAAAAAAAGCTAAACTATGACAGGTTACTATTCTTTACTTGACACACTTAAAACACACTTTACAAACGACCCGCTCGTAAACACGATAACGCAAGGGTCAATTTTTAACGTTGATTTAGGGAAACAAAATATCTTTCCATTGGTTCACGTTATGGTTAACAATGTAAACTTTAACGACAATGTTATTAGCGCATCTGTTACGATTCTTGCAATGGACAACGTAAGCCAACGCAAGGAAGAACCTACGGGAAAATTTGAAACTTCAGACAACGAAATAGACGTTTTAAACACTCAGTTAGCAATTTTAAACCGATGCTTCGAGATGCTAAAACACGGAAACATTTGGGACGACTTATACCAACTAAACGGAGCGCCTAACTGCGAACCTTTTATTGAGCGATTCGAAAACTATTTGGCGGGGTGGGCTATGACTTTTAACGTAGACTTCCCTAACGAAATGACTATTTGTTAATGGAAAAGGAACGGCAATTAGAAGCGTTAAAAATATTCCGCGACCACGTTATACAAGAAGCGCGAAATAACCTTTCCACGAAAAATAGTACGGGTAGTCTTCAACAGAGTTTAGAAGGTGAAGTAGCCGTTAACCCCAATTCGATAACCCTTTACTTCGAGATGTTAGAATACGGTTTTTACCAAGACCGCGGGGTTAGGGGTGTCAAGTCGGGACGTAGTTTAAGCGACTTCCAATTTGGCACGGGAACGGGAACGGAAGGCGGGTTAACCAAAGGCATAAAAGAATGGGTTAAACGTAAGGGAATAAAGTTCCGCGACAAGCGAGGAAAGTTTATTAGTTACGATATGACTGCCAAATTTATAATAAGGTCAATTTGGAATCGTGGTATAAAACCAAGCCTTTTTTTTACAACACCTTTTGAAAAAGCATTTAAGAATTTACCCGACGAAATGGTAGAACTATACGGATTAGAAGCCGAAGAATTATTTGACACAATAATGAAAGAAAATTTTAAAAATTATGGCGATTAATAGAATATTTGCACGAAGCCCCTATATTGTGGAAATTAACCAACCTACCCAAGAAGGTAGCAAGGTAGAATTGTATATTTATCAAAATGGAAACCCGCCCCCAATAGCACCAAGTTACACGTTGGAGAAACTGATTCCTGCAAGTAACAACACCCAAACCCTTTACAATATTTCG